CTCGCAATTCTTCAAGAAAATCCCAGACGTCAGATTCACCGTTTTCTTTTTCATAAAATTCAATCTCGTACATTGTATAATCTCCATCGATTTTACTTCTATTCTTATGATAGCATAAATGCTATCAAATGTCAATAGAAAAATGAAAAATAACAGGAGGATTTTTTATATGAGTATTTTCAGCAGGTTATTCAAATCCAGAGATAAGCCTCAAAACAGTTATGACAGCCCGTCATACACATACTTTTTCGGACGAGCGAACAGCGGCAAACGTGTCACAGACAGAACAGCCCTGCAGCATATTGTGGTTTATGCCTGTGTGCGTGTGCTGTCAGAAGCGATTGCACAGCTGCCACTGCATTTGTACAAATATAACGATAAAGGAAAAGAGCGAGTGCCACGGCATCCGCTTTATTTTTTGCTCCACGATCAGCCAAATCCTGAAATGACTTCTTTTGTTTTCCGAGAAACCTTAATGTCACACTTGCTTATCTACGGCAATGCCTATGCACAGATTATCCGAAACGGCAGAGGTGATGTTTTAGGACTGTATCCTCTGATGCCTGACAAAATGAAGGTTGACCGTGATGAAAAAAACCGCCTGATATACATTTACAGCCGTTACGATGAGGCAAATCCGAATCTGAAAGAACAGGGTGACATCGTTCTTTACGCCGATGAAGTTTTGCATATTCCCGGACTTGGATTTGATGGTCTGGTTGGATATTCGCCGATTGCACTTGCAAAAAATGCAATCGGCATTTCTATTGCCTGCGAGGAATATGGAGCATCATTCTTCGGAAATGGTGCAAGTCCGTCAGGTGTTTTGGAACACCCCGGGGTAATCAAAAATCCGGAACGTGTGCGTGATGCGTGGCAGAGAGCCTATGGCGGAAGAAACGCCCACAAGGTCGCAGTCCTCGAAGAGGGCATGAAGTTCACACCCATTGCAATTCCGAATAATGAAGCACAGTTTCTCGAAACCCGAAAGTTTCAGATTGAGGAAATCGCAAGAATGTATCGTGTACCGCTTCATATGCTCGGTGACCTTGACCATGCAACATTCAGTAATGTAGAACATTTATCATTGGACTTTGTCAAATACAGCCTTGATCCTTGGATCGTTCGCTGGGAGCAGTCTTTGCAGAAAGCACTTCTTTCCGATTTTGAAAAAGGACAGTATTTCGTGAAGTTCAATGTAGATGGACTACTGCGTGGCGACTATGCTTCCAGAATGCAAGGCTATGCTACCGCAAGACAAAACGGCTGGATGTCAGCTAACGACATCCGGGAACTTGAAGATATGAATATGATTCCTGCTGAAGAAGGCGGAAATCTCTATCTTGTAAATGGTTCATTTACAAAGCTTGCTGATGCAGGTGCATTTGCAAATCAAAATCAAGAAAAGGAGGAAGAAACCGAATGAAGAAATTCTGGAACTTTGTAAAAAATGAAGATACATCAGAAACGGAACTTCTGTTTAACGGACCTATTTCGGAAGATACCTGGTGGGGCGATGAAGTGACACCTGCCCTTTTCCGTGACGAACTTTCAAAAGTAAGCGGAAATCTGACAGTCTGGCTGAACTCACCGGGCGGCGACGTGTTTGCAGCGAGTCAGATTTATTCTATGCTGAAAAATCACAAAGGCAAGGTTACCGTAAAAATTGATGGCATTGCTGCCTCCGCTGCGTCTGTTGTGGCAATGGCAGGCGATGAAACCTTGATTGCACCGACTGCCCTAATGATGATTCACGACCCTTCCACATCAGCAATAGGCAATAAAGCAGATATGGAAAAAGCAATTGAACTTCTGGAAGAAGTCAAAGAGAGCATTATTAACGCCTACGAAACCAAGTCCCATCTCAGCCGAAACAAGATTGCAAAGCTGATGTCCGATGAAACCTGGCTCAATGCGAAAAAGGCTCATGAAATGGGATTTGTGGACGGGATTCTCTTTGCAGAGAAGAAAATGCCTGTTGTTCCTAAAGAGGAAGAACAGGATGAAGAAGAAAAAGAAGATACACTTACTGCAATGACCTATTCCAAATCGAAGAATCTATTTGCATTCTTATCCAAAGTATCTGCATCAGCAGAATCCGTTACT